GGTTATGATAGTTGTATAATAATTAAATGAGCCGAAAGGCAGAGGAAATAAAATGACAAAACTAGAAAACCTAAAAGAACAAATTAAGAACTATGACTGGATGACACATTCAGAATATAAAAATCTTAAACAAGAAATCCTAGCTTTAGATGACGCTTCTATATCTAATATCTATTCAACAGTAATAGATTCTATAGAAGAAAACGAAAATGAAGTTCGTTGGGGTCTTTTAGAGTCTGAGCAAGACTTAGTTGCATATAACCAAAGAACTAAATACTTTTTTAAATTAAATAGTGCAGTTGGTAAATATGTTTTTGCTTTATGGGATTTAGAAGCTGAAAAACCAATTGAACAGAAACTGAAAGAAAGTACAACTGAACTATTAATTAATTATCTAGAAACGCTAGAAAATTATGAAGGTAGCATGATGACTCCTGATGTAGTTGAAAATCACATATATATTTGCAAAGGTATTTTATTTGCAAGGGGAGTGTAATGAGTAAGATAGTAGGAAACCCAAACGCTAAAACATTTCATTTATTTGTCAAGAAACCAACTGATAAAGATTGGTTTCAAAGAATGAGATCACCTGCTTACGGAGAGATAGATGATCAGGAAATGAAATTCAAAAGCAAAGGATTTCAAACTAAAATAATAACTAGCGATTCATACAGAGTAGCTAAAAAACAATTAAAAGGAGTTTAGTAATGATTACAGTTAATCAAGTAGTAGAAGAAATTAGAAGCAGAATCAAAAATGATTTTAGGGGTCTGCATGAGGATTGGACTGACCAGTTGTTAAACATGGTAGACAATGTTGAGACTGTCGCTGATGAAATGAATTCTCAGGGTAAGCCAAGTGATTGAATTACTAAAAAGAATTGATAGGAAGCTCTACATAACTTGGAGAGATACTTCTTTTGCTATAATGAACTTATTTGGTTTTAAAGAAGAAGAAGATATTGATTGGCTAGAAATGCACAACAATATGGTTGAGGATAAAAAAGACAAATGAGCAATGTAGTAAATTTAGATTCTTACAGGATTTCTAAGATCAGAACAAAATCTGACTACTATGAAGGACTAGATATTTTGGACAAACAGATAGATTTGTTGTATAAAAAATCAGTACTAAACCATAAAGAATACAAAAAACTCAAAGCTAGGCTTGGAGATATTGTTAAGGGGGATAAATAAATGAGTGGATTAGAAGAATTTAATTATGACGAAGAAGTAAACTATCAGATAAATTTTGATAGATGGTACACAGCAAACTGTATAGAGAGAGAATGTTACAAGGAAGATAAGATGTCTTATGACGAAGCTGAAATAACTTTTAGAAAGATGTATGGGTATATGCAATTAAATGAAAAAGTATTTATAAATTAAGGAGTCAGTATGATTAAAAATATGAGCAAGGCTGATGTAGAATTTATTAAAAGATCGTTGAGATTTACAAAAAAAAATAAAGAACTAAATCATAAAGATAGCAATAGAATGAATTATCTTTTAAATAACTTAGACAAAGATGAAGCTCCACAAGTCTTTGCAGATGTTATAAAAATATATCAAAAATCCTATGAGTCACAATAAAAAAGAACAAAAAATACAAGATGAGATGGATAGATGTTTTGAAAGAAATCTTTTTTGTTTAAAAACCTCTGAATATTTAATTATCTATGAAGCATTAAGTCTTTATATAAACAATAAAAAAGTTAAGAAAACAGATGATGTTATAGAAGAAACATATTGTTTGATTGAAGATATTGAATATAAGATAGATGAAATATTTTTAGACATACAAAATAAAAGAGAAAATGGTGAGAATCACTAAATAACTTTTTTTGTTTTCTCAGATGAATACATAATATTTAAACCTGACAATGTACAAAGACGCTGTTTTTCATCAAGACCTTTATCAGTAAGAACATATTTTGAATCCTCTAATTTGATATAACCTTCATTAGTTAAAGAGTCTAAGATTTCTTCAGATAAAGAGTCGTTAAACATTACCCCTAATATTGAACCTAATCTTTTATTTTGCGTTTTGCTTAGTGCCATTTTTGATCTCTATTACATTTTTTAGGTCAGTAATGCTGACTTTCTTTTTTCCGAAAATACTATCCCAGTTATTTAATACTTTTTGAGTATCTTCTTTTCGTCTTTTAGAACCCTTAGACATTATTCCAATCTAATCCTGCAAACAATAGTGCTTCTGCTTCTCTTCTTCTAACCAATCCATCTAATACAACCCTTTGACCATTTACTGTAGCTTTATTCCATCTCTTAATTTGTGCAGGTACATCTTCATAAGCACCCTTGTTAAGAACTTTAAGCATTGTAGAAGCATTTAGGTTAGATGGTCCTAAGTTATATGTCCATGAAACCAAAGCATCAAACTGATGTTGGCTTAGTGGCATTTCACTTGCTTCTAAAACAAACTCTTCAAACTCTGCAATATCTTTAAGTAAAAGATCTTCAGCACCCTCTTGGGTTATTGTCATACCCATCTCAACAAGTTTAGTGCTTCCATATCCGATTGTCGGAACTCCTGCTGCACATTTGTAACTTTCTAATCTGCACCCTTCAAACTTTTTAATTAGTGCTATTCCTTCTATTGATATCTTCATATTAATCCTCTCCCCAAGTTCCATCTTCCAAGATTTTACCTGTCTTTTTTCCACCCCAGTATTCAACTGCGTGTTTTTCGTTAACAAGCATTTGACAAATATCTTCGTTATCTTCTGTGTAAGGTATGCCAAGTATTCTGCCATATTTGCCTTTGCCTAATGATTGTATTTTAAATGACCCTACGCATAGTTCTATAAGTCTTGCTTTTGCTTTAAGTCCTAATGCTTTTTCTTCTAAATTTCGTGTGCGTGATTCAGGTGTATCTATACCTGCTAATCTAACGCGTTGTTTGTGTAGCTTTACAGCAAAGCCTAAATCTAAAGTCACATCTATGGTGTCTCCATCTATTACCCTTTCTAGTATAGCGTTGTATACAAATGGTGTGACCTTTGATGACATGACTTACTTCTTAGCCTTGCCGATATTTAAAGCAGCTATCTCTAAAATTTTGTAGAGCTTACCGATTAAAACATCATCTTTTGGTGTTGGCGTAACAGAACAAATAATGGAAGCTGCACATACAACTCCAGTAACTATTCCTAACCATTCTCCTATCATTCCCATCATAATATTATCTCCTATAATGAATAAGCCTAAATGTTATCAAATTATTTGGTATCTGACACCTTTTCTTCAATATTACTTTTTTTGTCATACTCTTTATAAAACTTAATTACTGATAATGTATCTCTAAGATAGCGTTTGATTTCAGCCATATTCATAGATAGATTTTCATATTCTTTACTTGTAAGTGTGTAATACGCTGTAGCTGGTGCAGAGCCATCTTCATAGGAAGCAAGGTAATCTTTCATCAATTCAGGAGTTAATATTTCCCAGTTAACATCTACCAATCCAACCTCTAGGGGTAAGGGTGGGTGATACATAGGAACTGACTCTGCAACTGTTATTACTTCTATAGGCTTTGCTGTTGGAATCATAGAACAGTTGCTTAGAAGAAGAAGGCATATAGATATTAAGATCGCTTTCATTTTGACACCGACCATTTTAGCTTCTTTTACTTTAGCTTTTTCTCTTATTTTTTTTGCTCGTTTGCTTATTGGTTTAAGCATCCATGCATATTCCATTCTTAAATTATTCATCAAACTGATCAGGGTTAGTCATTGCAATTAATTCTGCATTCACTTTCTTGGTAGCTTTGTTTACAATATTCTGTATTAATTTTGGTTTCTTTAATGCTAGATTATCTAAGTCGTGTTTTGCAAAGGTTAAGCGTAGTTGCTTTGCTTCTCGTTGTGACTCCTGTTTTTCTTTTTCTAGGATTTGCATTTCTTCTGCTTGTATCTTTTGATTACGCAGATAAGACTTAATGGAGTCGTTTTGTTGTGCTATGGAGCTTTCTAAGGCGATTTGATTGCCTTTGAGTGTTGATATGTTGTCTT